CTCCAATACAGGCAGTAAAATTGGTAACACCTTGTTCTTACTACCAGCCCATTTCAATGGGCTGTTTGCGAATTTGCTCATTCTCAATCCTCCTATTTAAAAATCAATTATAACCACTCTGGAATCGCCTACAATCAATTATATTCGTAAAGTGATACATACGTAGCCATAAATAAAATAATCGCTTATAATCGTTCCTAGAGCGTTTTAGCTAATATGTACTACTTGCTTCCACAACTCATTGCGGATTTCTCGTAAAACGCTGTCTACTTTAGCACCGTAATCCACTCTACCCTCAGTCATAGGAATATAAATATTCTCATAGAAGAAGTCAAGCGTTTGTTTATCCTTGTATGCCACAAACATGAATATTGCGTTATATGGAAGATGTGCAAAGAGTCTTGTTAATTCCAATAGCTCATGGATTAATGGTTCTGGAATTTTCATTAATTTTCCCCTCATATTTGTTAATGTCTGCATAGCTTACATTGGTGTTGTGGTGTTGTCAATAGGGAGATAGATGAAAAGCAAATTATAGAAATGAAAAAGCCCGCACGAAGGCGGGCTTTGTTTGGTTTAATTAACTTGAGAGTCTATGTAGTTGAGTATTAGGTTTGTAATGCCATTATATCCAGAGGTTGTCAGGTGGTTAGTGTCAGCGCCTCCGGAATTATACCAGCCATTAGTAAGCATTTGACTAGACGTAATAAGATCTGCGATATTTACAAATGAACAACGAGGGTCATTAGATAACCTTTTAGCGCCTTTACGGTAAGTAATTAATTCAGCATCATCAGGGTTTGTGATAGGGTGGCTTGGAATAAACAACCAAGTCAATTCGTTTACGCCCCACCCATTAGAAATCCATAGTGACTCAATACGATCTTTCAGTGCCCACAAGTTATCGAAGTACGCAGCGCCAGAATCAGCGGACGATGACCCAAGGAAACCCCAACTCGGAACCGATGTTTCGTTTCTGTCGTTAATTCCGCTGTTTACGTAACAGACAAATAACGGAGTGAAGCCTTTAGCAATTTGCATTTCTCGCAATTTTCCGAAATATGCCGTCAGCTCTGCTTGTGTGTAGCCGTTTGTTGTTGAAAAGAAATCGTAGAGAGACGCGCCACCAACGCCATAGAAAGTATGAACAGATACACCGCTAAGCTTTTCCATATCCACAGCACGACACCAGTAACCCAAAAATGGGGCGGTAATGGCGGCTGAACCTTGCCGATACCATTTCATTTCTATTGGGTAGTTTCTAGTTGCAGCAGGCAAATCAAGGTATGTTTCTTGATAAGTAAACGAACCAGTATTTGTATTGATTATTGGGCCGTCTAAAACTGTGCTAAATGGAGAATCTCCGCGCCGCATGCCAACCTTAAATGAGCCAGAGCCAGAATCAAACGTGCCGTATGCGTAATGAAACCGCCATGCGCTGTTAACGTTGACGCCTGTCACATTCTTAACTGACAAGCCATTGCCGCCAGTGGTAAAAGTGCCTGAAGCAAGATAACCGTACTCTCTGGACGCCAAAGTTAAGCCTGCAAGCTGCGTTGGCGCGCCGGTGTTTGCACCAATTACTCCATTGCCGGAGTAATCGTTGCCGCCTTGCTGCTGAGTGCCTGAAGCTAGGCCGTAAATCGGAGAAGCCCATGAGCCATAAGTTGTTGTCAGCTTATCGCTGAATGCGCCATCAAAACCAAATCCGTTAAATAATTGGTTTGAGTCGCCCCACATAACAACGTCAATTACACGGGAAGATGCAGACTTCAATGCATCAAATGCGGATAAGTTTAAACCATGCTGTTTGTCAATCAGCGCATTCACACTTTCAGCAACATCCTTCCCTTTACTATTATTAGGACTTCCTTTATACTCCGCTACTAACTTATTAATACTCACTTAAACACTCCATAACTCAGCATCATCCCATAATTCACTATCATCAAACAGATAGCCACTAATATCTAAAAACCCGTCTGTATCCTCTACAGGCACGATAGGTTCTATCTTACTTCCACCACTAACAGCCCCGCTAAAAGGGTTGTAGATAGTGATACTCACTTGCGCAATATCTCTCATTGTGATATTCTCTTAATTGTTAATACATTTAACATCCACAAGATTACCATAAATATTGCGTTTTGTCAATTGAAATAAGTTGACATTGGAGATTTGGTGTGGTAATGTGTATAGCTGTAGAGGAAAACGCAATTTTAGAGATTTGCGTTTGGTCTTGTGGAGTTGGTTATTCGTCGCATCTGAGTGGACATGCAGTAAGGATGTGGTAAGATATTAGAGTAAAGGTTAACAAAGGAGATTGACAATGAAAGATGATGAAATGATTAAACAGATTGCTGAGTATTACGAGCTTCCTGTTGAGCAAATTGCTTTGATTTGGAGTGTTATAGTTTATACTTGTGCGAATTATGGCGAATCTAATGAGAAAGATTATCATTATTTTTCTTACAGAGTGAAGGAATTTATTGAAGATAGGATGGTGTAATGCAACTTAATGGTTGACAATATAGCAATCCATGTTATACTTATGGAGTAGGAGGACATTATGACAAGTAAAGAACAATTGCAAACGATTCTGGCTGTACATATGATACGTAATAAGATTACCATGACAGCTTTAGCTAAACAGCTTGGTGTATCAAGGCAGGCTATTCACAAGTGGCTTAAAACAGACTGCGTGAGTATGGATAAATTATTTGAATTATTGGTTGCTTTAGGGATTACGTTTACCCTTACTGTGGAGGAATAATTCCCATAGAAAACTATCTACGAAACCCTTATGTACCAAGGCTTGTAGCTTAGTTTTACTATAAAAAAGTATACTAACACCCTGTGTTACTTGGAGCGAAGCGACTTTGGTGTTTATATTGATTATTGGAGGTAATTATCTTAGATGTATTTATTAGATTATAAAGTAAATAAACAACTAAGTAAGATTAGGAATAAGCTTAGTGATAAGTTCATAGAGTGGTTAGAGACTAAAGAACAGATAAAGGATGGAGACTTGTGTTACTGGGTAACGAGAGAAAGAGTTCCTCTGACCAAGCACAAGAGAGAGTTAGCTACTAACGCTGTTGGATGTTTTGTGTCTAATGTAGCATTTAGGTTGAAGTTTAAGAAGACTACTATCTCTATCCCAAGATATAAGAACTTATACTCACAACCACTCATCTATAACGGACAGAAGGTTCAGAGACAAGTGAGCTACACGTATACTATGCTGTTATGTGAGTTCATCAAACATTACTTCTGGTGCTATGAGTCAAAAGGATGTGTCTCTTGGGAGTTAGATAAGAAACATTTCTACGAGACAGGTGAAGTAGTTATGTTGAAAGGAGAGTGTCACACAACACAATACAAGCTGTCTGATGACTTAGTTAATATGTTTGACATTGACTACTCTATTACAGATAGACCAATGTCTGTTGTTGAGATTAGAAACAAAGATGGTAAGGTGGTTAGTAAGAGATTAACGGAGAAGCAGAGACACATGGTATCTGTTCTTACCAGAATCAATAACAAATATCAAACCAGTAGCATTTGCTTGGAAGAAGATTTTCTTGATTTCCAGTTAAAGAAGATATATAATGACGGTTCATTTGAATTAGGAGGAAGAAATTATATGGTTGGTTCAGATGCGAGTAAGGCGATGAAACGCACTAACAGACTGAAGATAACGATTAATGGAGAACCATGTGTTGAATTGGATTATAAGTCAATGTTCCCTTCCATGATTGCTGACATGAATGGTATTACGTTCCCAGAGAACTTCGATCCATATGCAATTGAGATTGATGGTTGTGACAAAGAGATGCTCAGGGATTTAGCTAAACTTGCTTGTCTGATGTTGCTGAACACAGATAACATGCAGTCAGCGCAATATGCCCTAGCCTCTACTCTGTCACAACCTGAGTGGAAAGAACGTATTATAGCGGCAAAGAAACAAGGTATGTGGCCTGAAGGGAGGATTGTCCATGCTATTGTTGAAAAGCTTATTGAGCGCAATGGTTATCTCATGCACGAATGTGATTCCAGCAATGCGTTGAAGTATATGAACTATGAGAGTGAGATTAATGACATCATTCTTGAATCTCTGTTAATGGATGACATTATCGTTATTCCTCTGCATGATTCGTTTATTGTTCCGATTAGTGTAGAGCAACGCACGAGGTATCATATGGAACGTGCATACAAACTTGTAATTGGTGGGAATAATTGTCGAATTACAAGTAAAGTTGCAGAGTGTTAAAATAACTCTTGACAACAACACAAACATAGCTTAATATTAGCTCATAGGACACACGGATAGCCATTTTAGATGTTATGGAATACATTGAGACACAATGATGTCTAAAGTGGCTTAGGATTGAATACATAACGTTATAGGGGATAATATGAATACAAAACAATTAGCTTTATATGAATTAAACAAGAAGTCTACTGGTGTAGCGTATGTATTAGGTTTTCTATTCGGCGTGGTAGGCTTACACTGCTGGTATGTTGGAGAAGAAACACATTTTGTATTTAGAGCATTAGTGTTCGTATTAGGCTTGTTCGTCCCACCTTTGGTGGTGTTTAGTGCAATCATTTACTTTGTAGATTTCTTCCTGACATATGGTTGGGTGAAGGAATACAACAAGAAGATGTTAGAAGTTTATTCAGAATAACTCTTGACAATAAGAATTAAATCAGTAGAATATACACCACAGCAATAACGCTGTTAACTCAAAGGAGAAAGTAAATGAGTAAGAAAACACAGACGATCCAACAGATTCTGGATTTCCAAGATGTATCCCCGAAGCTGAAAGCTGATGCTTTGATGGATTTAGCTAAAGCAGCTATTGCTGAAGCAGAAGTTTTAGCAGAAACACATCGTTTTGATTTACGTTTCAGTTTAACATATGGTATGGGTGGTACATTCACAGAAGATTGGGATGCATCTAGCGATGAGGAAAATCCTGCACCTTATGCTTGGATGGCTTCTAGTCAAAGCTGTTAATCTTAAATAGAAGGAGAAGTTGGATGTTAGATTATCAAGTAGTAGGTAGTTGGTTATTACAAGGTGTACGTGGTGTTCGACAACCAGCTTCTTTTTCTGATTATGATATTATTTGTACTGAATGTGAGTGGAAAGAAAGAAAAGAAGCTTACTACTCGAATGTTGAAATAAAGGACGGAAATCACCCTGTAAGGAAATCTTATTATATTAAGCTTACAGGCGGAGTACATGAGATTGAAGTTGCTACTGCTGGAAGTACAGCAGAGAAACTACTTGTTATTTTAAGTAACAATAGGGTGCGTAAGATTGACTTAGCTTACACACTAAAGATGTCACATAGGTTTTTACGTAATAGCCCGCATTTTGAGAAGACTTGGAAAGATATTCAAGACTTACGTAGGGTAGGAGCTAAAATCCCACCAGAGCTTTCTGAGTGGTTTATAGAGCGTGAGAAAGAAACGTATTACTACAATCATCCAAGCTTGAATAAAAGCAAGGAAGAATTCTTCGACACAAAAGGTGTTGAATATATTTATGATCATGACAGTATCCATGAAGCTGTAGCAATTGAGAATGAACCATCTTACAAGAGCTTTCTGGTCGGAGAAGTTAAAACCTGTAAGAAGTTGTTTGAACAGCAATCGTTTGATACAAAGCTCAATGCTGTTCTGGAAGAAGCTATGGTGTTGGCTATTGAACGTAGCTTAATTCTTATTGATGATCCAGAAGTGAAAGAACATGAAGTGTGGCGTTATAGCTTGATGAAAGTGTGTACGAGCATCACTTCTGGTTGGTTTAGAGAGTTTGCTTGGGAACACTACGGTTTGTGTTGTAAGCTGTATTACTCTCGTGTACAAGGTTTCTGGAATAAGTTTCAAACAGCGTTGAATGATGGTAAGATTTTACCTCATAAGAAAGGAGATGAATAATGATTAAAATGTATTTTCGTGTAGCTTTTATGGATAGCTACTTATCTAATATGAATAGTGATGGCTTCACAAACGAGGATGAGGCTGTGGACTACGGTGTATGTATTTGCAATAAATACTCTGGCCATCCATTAGTTAGTTTCGACGTAATCAAATATTACGAGTGGTCAAAAGATTAATTAAAATAATTTCAAATTAGTTATTGACAAATAGAATATTCTATTTTGGGGAAATACAAGAGATGGAAAATAATATTAATTTACCAGAAAATCAGAGATGGTGTATTGGTTATGAAGGCAGATATGCTGTTACTTGTGATGGTGAAGTTTATAGTTACGTAGAAGGTAGTATTAAGTTTTCTCAAAAAATGAATTTTCGGAATAGATACTGCGACAAAAGATGCGAAGTGACATACCCTATGGTTGGTCTTGTACAGATTGATGGTGTAGGCAAGAAACAAGTGATGGAATACATTCACAGATTAGTGGCTAAAGCGTGGGTGCCTAACCCAGATGACAAACCACAAGTGAATCACATAGACCATGATAAAACAAACAATCATTACTCAAATTTGGAGTGGGTGTCTAACTCAGAGAACGTTAACGCAAGTTATAAATTTAGAGGAGGTACTTTTCTTAGTAAGATTATGCAAAACAGAGGTTTTTCAGAGAACTCAGATTTTATCAACCTGCTAAAAAGCGGAGATTCGCGAGGATATAAGAGTTTTTATAGCATTTTAAACAAAATTCCAGAAGAAGTATTTTTAGAAGTTGGCGTACCGAGAGACATCCGTTCTACAGTGTTGAGGTCTTATTGTATTTTAGATAATTGGAATTTTATAATAACTTATCTAGACGCTATATTCGTACATAACTTATCATTAGCTGAGTTATCTGATAAATTCTATCTTTCATACACATTACCGAGCCACATTAAATCTGGAAGACGTTGGGAAAAAGAAGTTGAACTTTACAATAAGTATCGCAATGACCCAAATTATAATAAAAATTATGAACCTGTGTATGACCTAAGATAGTCACGGCTAACTTGTGTTTTAATAAAATTTATTTAAAATAACACTTGACAAATAGAGTATATAGTGTAGTATATGTTTATATCTCAAATAAGGAATACACATGAACGTTAAAAAGCTAAGCAAGACACAGATTCGTAAGCTTGCGAATAAGATACGAATGTTGTTGACACATCCAGCGTACCAACGCTACAACGAACATAATTGGGGGATTGAACATAACGAAATGATCGCTCGTGTTTGTTCTCTCAATTATGAACAATTACGTGAAGTGCTTAATTTGCACTATCGTAACCAGTGTGGTAGCTATTGGAATGTGAAGTTTGATTAATTAGATGGCCCCAAAGCTCATATGGATGAGCAACCGACTCATAATCGGCAGGTAGGTGGGTTCGAATCCCTCTGGGACCATCTAATTAATAAAGCACCATTAGTTCAAATGGATAGAGCATCTGTCTTCTAAGCGGAGAGTTACAGGTTCGAGTCCTGTATGGTGCGCCATATATTTTTAGTTTATTGTTTTTGGTGTTTTAGATGCGTGGACGGGAAGCGTTCGATTCGCCTGAGCCTTGGTGGCCTGTAAGCGAGTTTAAAGCATCAAAACCAATGAGCTGAATTAAACGGCTTACGCCGGAGACTAGCCAAGTGCCACCGGCCAGCTCATTACAAATTAGATGTTTACGCGAGTTAGCTGTGGTCAGCGAGGGCGGTATATCTGCCTTTTACGGTTCAATTCCGAGGACTTGTATTCTATTGCGCCGAGGCAAGGTAAACATCATCCAAACAAAAGGAAACATTATGACTCCAGAGAATTTCTGTTATTGGTTACAAGGGTTATTAGAAATTGGTGATCCTTCTGAGCTTGATTCAGAACAAGTAGAAATCATTAAAGAACATTTGAATTTAGTGTTTAAGAAAGAAACTAAGGTAGCAAAGCCTACCCTATCTGACTGGTTAAAGACAGACTCCCCTGTCAATGATAGGTTTATTCCTAAGATGCGACCTCCTATTTATCAACCAGACATACCAACACCAGATTATTTACGTCCTTGGTCAAGCCCAACAATTATTTGCTAGAAGAATAAGAATATGACAAACAGATCAATCACAGGCTTTATAAGCCGCTGTATGGCTTGTAATCGCTTATTAGATACAGGCGAACAGAAACGCACATACCCCAATTCAGATGAGCTTGTAGGGCTTTGTAATAGCTGTATCAACGCTTCAAAAGAAAAGCAATACTCTCCGACGTTTACATTAGAAAATTGCTCAGAAGGGGCAAGTCCATCATTACATTCCGAAAGTCATTCTGACTTCTATTATTCGTATTTTGATAATTAAATTAAATATCTCTTGACAAATCAAGAAGTCAATGATACATTAGTGGATGTAAGAGGAATATAAATGTTCCTACCTGATGTGGTGTCAGGAAAGAGTGTGTAAGATTTCATAATATGCTGTCTTACACTTAGAGTAAACACACCACTCACACCACAGGTGTAGGGTGGCATATTATGAGAGTTTAAGAAAAATGAATTATTACAAATTACCTTGGATGACGCAAGAATTCCTGAAAGAGACATTCACTTATTGTCCAACCGGAAAACTTATCTGGCGAACTGACAGACCTATAGATCATTTTGCAACATTGATTGGGTATAGAGTATATCTCTCTCAAAGAGCTGGAAAAGTTGCTGGTAAAATAGCAATTAATGAAGGTAAAGAAAGACGGGATACTAGGGTGGTAATCATCTCATTTAAGGGTGAGAAAAAGAATTACCCACTACATCGTTTAATTTTCATGTACCATCATGGTTATGTTCCTGAGTTAATCGACCATATTAACGCAGATTATCTGGATAATCGGATAGAGAATCTACAAGAATTGAATAACCAATTAAATACCTCGAAAGCTGGTATGTTCTCTCACAACACATCTGGTTATAAAGGTGTCAGATATAGACCTCGTGACGAAAAGTGGATAGTTAATCTGAAAGTTGATGGTAAAGGTTACTATTTAGGTCAGTACGATGACTTAGAGTATGCCGCAGAAATATATAACTGTGTAGCAAAAGCCGTGTTCGGTGAGTATGTGTACCAAAACAAGACATCTTTACCACCACTAAACATAAACGAACTTGGCGGTGTTTTCTTTGAAAAACACTTACCTAAAATACTAAAAAGTATCGAGGAGAGGTACGGTGAAGACCGAAAATACAGACCAGATTAGGAATCCTGACGGAACTATCAAGAAAGGTCATACCCTTAATAGAAATGGTAGACCAGTTGGAGCCAAAGGTAAGCACTCCAAAGCTAAATTAGAGTCTCTCTTGAATTTGGCAGGACCATCTTCCTTAAAGAAATTACAAGAGCTTGCAGCCACGTTAGAAGAACGTGGTGATGTTGGAGCAGCTATTAAGATTCACGTTTACCTCAGCGGTAAATGGTTTGAGCTTCTTATCCACAACGAGAAAGTGGAGCTTCAACGAGCTAAACAGTCAGATGTCGATGACATGGCTGATACACAAGAAGAAACATACGAAGGTGTAGTTGTTAAATTTGGCGCTGTAAGCTAATTCAATTACATCCCAACAAGTAATCAATTTTCATTACGTTCTCTCCTCCAGCTATCACCATAAGGTAGCGATTAAAATAAAACACAGTGATGTGTTCCCCCTTCCCCGTTACGATGGTGCATCCTCCTCTGCACACCTCTCCTCGTCGTAGCGGGGCTTTTATTTTATAGAGAATGTAATTTACACAGGAAACACAATGAAGAATTTAACTTATCATGGTGTGAGTAGCTTCTTGCCAGCAATTTATGAAGCAGTGAAGAATGGAACATATGCTGATTTCTGGAAAGAAATTAATGGAAAAATGTTTACCAATGTTAGCACCGATTACAGTGTTGGTGGGAATACTCTGCGATTTGATGTATTACATGAATTAGTAGATTATGTGGTACATAATGCAAAAGATTTGACAGAAGATGATATTCGTAGTATTGTTAATACACTTCTTCGTGTAACATTCATCTTTGATAGTAAATATGTATTTATGATGTCTGTTGTTGACACACCAGTCGTTGTTGAAAAAGATTTGACAGATGTTGTAGAAGCAGCTACAATTGAAGCAGAACAGGAAGTAGTTGTTGAGGCACCTGTTAAAACAGCTAAGCCTGCTAAGAAGACAGCGGCCAAAGCTAAGAAATAATATTTAGTTAGGAGGGTATATGTTTAATATGTTATCTAGTTTGACTAAAGCGGTAGTTGGTGCTGTGGTAGAGACACCATTGTCAATTGCAGCTGATGTTGTCACGTTAGGTGGTTCACTTACAGACAAAGATGAACCATACACTGCTACAGCGGTTAGTAAAGTAGTTAAGAACGTAGAGGATGCAACAAAATGATGCAAGAACAAGATTGGGGTTTAGACCCTTATGTTGGTTATGGTTTAGGTATTTCATCTAAAGAAACTATCTAGAAAGAATTCAGCATTCTCACAGGTAAGTGGTTTGCTGATACAAAAAGGCTGACCAAACCCTTAGCCCACCGAAAATAATAGGTTTCGGATATTCTAAGGTTGCCTACTTTCCTGTAACAAGGTTGTGAGCGATTCCGTAAAAGTTTAATTGTTGGATAGAAAATGACAGCCGTTCCTTATAGTTGATCCAATCGAAGAAGACAACAGTAAGGTTATCATCTCCGCCTGAAAAAGGTTCTTCCAAGTAAGAGTAAGTGAGTTTAATACGGACCTTTTCCCTTGCTGTCCTTTAGTGGATGAAAGGTGTACAAGGATGTAGCAGTACGGTGCTGGAAAGATTGTTGACTAACTATCAACCAAAGTTACCCAGAGTATTGCTTAAAACGCTTAAGTTGTTTGGCTCATAGAAGCCTTATAATATGTAGCCAACCTCTGCGAAAGTACGTTGGTTATTTCATGTATTCCTATTTGCTGCTAGCCCTACACATATTCAAGCATTGCGATTTGAAATGTCTGGGAGGATGAGCAGCCCCGTCAGGGGCTGTTTGTTCAAACATTGTTGTACAGGCTATTGGCGTGGTCTGAGACTTAGGTAATTAAACCTAGGTCTGAAAAATAATTGTTCGCAATTCGAGATGTAAGATTTTAATAATTATCATCTTACATTAGTCTAAGAAACACATCTCTTTCTTACGCCGAAGGCTAAGAGTAGGGTGATAATTATTAAGGTTTAATGAATTGGCAAAGCACGAAATAGAAGATTTAGAAACGTTTATTATTAAAGCTAGAAGTGTTCACGGAGATAAGTACGATTATTCTTTGTCTGTTTACACTAAAGCTTGTAATAAGGTAAAAGTTCGGTGTATTGAGCACGACTTTGTATTTGAGGTTAGCCCAAACAGTCATACATCAGCTAGACAAGGTTGCAAGCTTTGTGCAAAAGAAAGAATTGCAGAAGCTACTCGAAAACCTAGGCAGTATTATATTGACAAAGCAACATCTGCACATAATGGTAAATATGATTATAGTCTTATACCAGACAGCGTAAAGGTTAAAGACATTGTAGATATTATTTGCCCTGAACACGGAACATTTAGACAAGAACTGTCAGGACACACAGCGGGTAAGGTTGGTTGTAAACTTTGCGCAGCAAGTAATAGTTCTAAACGTCAAATGTTCAGCACAGAGCAATACGTAGAAAAGGCAAAACAAATTCATGGTGACAAATACGACTATTCTATTACTGAATATGTTGGTAAGAGTAAGTATATCACATATAAATGTGAGTTACACGGTGTAGTCACTCAAAGGGCTGACCACCATTTAACTACAATCGGTTGTCCTAAATGTGCTTCACTAGCTAAAGCAGAAATGTTTAAGTTTACGACAGAAGAATATATAACATCAGCTAAGAAAGTACATGGTGATAAATATGATTATTCATTGGTTGATTACAAAAATCAACAGACTAAGATAGACATTATATGCAGAGATCATGGTGTGTTTTCTCAAGTACCTAATAGTCACCTTTATGCTGCTGGTTGCCCTAGATGCTCAAATCAAAAGGTTGGTTATAGAAGCACTATAAAAGGTACTTTTTATTTATTGAAAGTTACTGACGATGTGCTGAAATTTGGTATAACGAATAATTTGGATAAAAGATTAAAGCAGATACAACAGAAATGTAAATACCCAGTGTCTGTAATATACTATCTTGAGAACCCTGATGGGTACGTTATACGCAAACTTGAGAGTGAGATTATATCTTCTGGTATCGAAAGAGGTATAATTACAAAACAAGAAATGGGTTCTGGTTATACAGAGACATTCCACCGTAAAGACTTCAGTCTTGTACTAGACATATTGTTAAAGTATATTACGCCAGATTAGTCTGGCTCTTATTTATAAGTATTCCCCTGAGTATTTATAACTAAGAGGAGTTTTATGACAACTAAACAAAAACAACCCCGCGAGATAAGATTACCGTTTGGTCCTACTTCTAAAAAGCAACAAATGATTGTTGACTGTAAGGCTCAAATTCTAATCATGGGTGGTGAACTTGCGCCACAGAACACAGCAATGTGTCTCTCAGAATCTATCTAATTCGGTGAAAGCTAAGGGGCTACGCTCTATGCTAATACCGAGCCAAGCGTAATGGCGTGTGTGGAGGTCAGCCCTAGTCAGGGCGTAGGGTAATAAGCGATTGATTATCCGAAACGGTAGACTCCCTCTGGGATGAAGATATGACCCGATCCTGCTTGAAAAGGCAGAGTAGTGTAGCGACTACATAATATTTGGCAGCCGGTTCCGGCAAAAGTTTCTTATTACAAATGCTCCCTTTGCTTTATGTAGATGACCCAAAAGCAAACGCAATTGTATTCCGCAGAACGACAGTTCAAATCAAAGGTCTTGGTGGTGTATTTGATACTGCACGTAACATGTACATGCAGCTACCCACCGAACTCCGTCCTCGTATGTCAGAGCATTCATTAGAAGCTAAGTTTCCTACTGGTTTTAAAATGAAATGGTCTCACATGGAGACAGAGAAAGACAAGTACAATCACCAAGGCTTGCAATATACATTCATTGCGTTCGATTTGTAAAATAGTCGCTTCACGTAGTAATATGTGTCGAATAATCTCTCTAATTGCTGGGAACTCTCACAGAGACAATCAGCAGCGAAGCTCCTCACGGAGAACGTTCATCGACTAGCCGAAAGGCGTACACTCAAGTGAGTGGAAACGGGAGACACCCTATTAGGGTGATGATATAGTCAGGTCTGCATGGCGACATGCAGAAGCAGGTAGTGCTGCTGGTAAGGATTAACGAACCTTATTGAACACCTCGGAAGGCACGCAGTTTGAATGGTCCCAAATAGAATATCTCATGTCTAGGATGCGCTCTGAGAGTAAGTATCCTTCACGAATGGTAATAAGTTGCAATCCCGATCCAGACCACAAGATAGCAGAAATGATTTCTTGGTGGTTAGATGAAGATGGTTTCCCTATTGAAGAAAGAGCCGGTGTAATACGCTGGTTCATTTTGCAAGGTGGGCAATATCTTTGGGGTGATACACCAGAAGAATTAAAAGCCACATACGGTGATAATGTAAAACCAATTAGCTTCAGCTTTATTGGTAGCAATATCAGGGACAACCCCCGCATGTTGGAGCAAAATTCGGATTATTTGGCGTGGTTGGAAGGTTTGAACCCTATTGACAAAGCAAGGTTATTAGACGGTAACTGGAAAGTTCGCCCTTCTAACAGCTTGTACTTCGATAGAAAGTGGTGCGCTATTGCTGACAAGATTCCTCTTGGTGCAAAATGCGTTAGGGCTTATGATAAAGCAGGTACTGCTCCTTCAGATAAGGAACCGAGTCCTGACTACACAGCACAGATAGGTATGGCTAAAGATAAAGAGGGTTATTACTATATCTTTGGTGACTTCCACCCCAGTTTCAAAGATCCAGATAGTAAAGTCCTTGGAGTAGTTAGAAAGACTGTAGGTGAGCGAGATAATCTTATAGAGCTTCAGGCTAAACAAGATGGCTCAGATATGACTATCATATTTCCAAAAGATCCGTCAGCCTCCGGTAAATACGAATTCATTGAATCATCTAAGAAATTAATAGGTAAAGGTTATGTTGTTAAAGCAGACCCTATGCCAAGTAATAAATCTAAGATGACAAAGTTCGCACCGTTCGCTTCGGCTGCGGAAAATGGATTAGTTAAAATTGTATCAAGCACATTTGACGCAGCTACATTAGAGTTTTATTTGCTATCTCTTGAGAAGTTTTCAGGAGAGCGCAGCACAAAAAATTATAAGGATGACATACCTGACTGTGTTGCCAGCGCATTTAACGCATTGAATACAATCAAAACCTACACAGTCCCAAAACTAACCGCTCTCAACGATCCCACAATCAAAGCGCAATATGACCTTAATTCATAATCTGAGGGGATAATGTCAGAAACAATTCAAATTGAGAAAGCTGAATCTAATCCCTCTAGCTCAGATACAAGACTGCGCTTAGGGGAGATCGGCAATCCATATCTAAAAGCCATCGGTGGTTACATTGAAGAATCTGCTAAGAAAGAGTTGCAGTTTCCTCATAGTTTAGTCACATATGATAAGATGGCTTCTACCTCTGCTGTTAGTCAAGGCTTAACTGCTGGTGAAGTATTCCTCACCAAGTCATTACTTGCTACAAAGTTTATCGCAGGTGTATCCGGCAGTGAACAGTCAAAAGACTTCGCTGCCTTCCTCAACTGGAACATTAAGAACTTTGTCGGTAATAGTTGGTATGATGCCATCACAAATATTATCACATTCCGTAAATACGGATTTGCTTGGCTTGAGAAAGTCTTTGCAAAGAATGATAGTATTAAATGGTCTGGTAAATACAAATACAAATATGCGAAGCTTGCCCCGCGTTCACAAAAGAGTGTTCGTGAGTGGGTGTTTGATGATGCTGTATTGAAACGAGAATTAGTTGGTTTACACCAATGGATGCCAGCTACAATTATTGGACAAAGTAATATCAACCATTTCACTGTACAAAACTTGACGGATAAATTTGTTCGTAGAGAAAAGTTTATGTTGTTCAGTTGGAATAGTACAGGCAACAATCCTCAAGGTAAATCAGATCTATACGACTGCTTTAAATCTTGGAAAGAGCTTGAAATGATTACAAGCTATGAGGTTGTTGGGGTGAGTAAGGACTTGGGTGGTGTCCTTGTATTACGTGTTCCTAATGATCACATCAATAAAGCTGCTGAAGACCCGAACAGTCTCGAAGCTGATACATTAAAAGCATTACAAAAGAATGCTGCTGCTATTCATGCTGGTGATCAAACATATATCCTATTAGGCTCAGACACACACGGCGAAACAGGTAACGGTAAATACGTTTACGATGTTGAACTGAAGGGTGTTGATGGTGGTAGTAAAGCTTATAAAACCTCTGAACTAATCGAAGCTCGTAAGAAAGACATTCTTAACGTATTAGGCGCTTCCTTCCTTCTGGTTGGTCAAGGTGATACAGGTTCACATAGTTTATCAGACAGTTCTCGAAGTGTCCATGCTTTCTACATGGAACGTATGCTGATGTATATCAAAACAGTATTTGAGCGTGAGTTTGTTAAGTCTCTTGCAGACATTAACGAGCTGAAGCTTGAAGAAGATGATATGCCAGTGATGACGTTTGGTGAGCTGGATGAGGCCGACGCTGAAGAAGCTTCTAAAGCTGGTCAACGCTTAGGTGCTACAGGCTTATTCCCACGAGACAAAGCTATGCTTGTCCAACTGTGGCGTAAGTGTGGTTACGATACTACTGAAGTTGAGAAACTTAGCGAAGATGAAATCATTGCGAAGCTTAGTGACATGACTACTCGTAGTGGTGACGGAATGGCAAACGGCCTACCATCTGGAACCGGTTCAGCGTCTGGTAATAACAGTGCAATAAATATGGACAATAAAGCGTAGATGAACAAAGAAAAATTAAAGAAGATGTTCCTTGACTTGTTGGACATGGCTATTGGTGATAGTGAAAACCATAAACAAGTTATCGAGAGCGATGTCACTACACCAGAAGGTGTTCAAGTACGTAAGTCTGTAGACGTAGAAGAACGTCGAGCATTGTTCGTCGTATTAGCTCCACAAGAGTCTGAGACAGAAACAGAAGACTTACAGGGTGATGTTTACTTTGACCAAGACGTTATCGAAGCTTGTCGCTCATTCAACGTTCACTGCATGAAAGCTAATCTGATGCACAGCGTAATGCTTGATTCTGACTTAGCAGTCATTGAACAGTCTTACACATCTCCGGTTGAGTTCATTATCGAGAATCCAGAAGGTGAACAAGTGACTATTCGCAAGAACACTTGGTTGCAAGAATGGTATTTCCCTGAACCAGATGATTTAGCTGAAGATGTAATTTGGCCTAAAGTGAAGGATGGTACGTTCACAGGCTTGAGCGTTTATTGTGAAGCTTACGGGCAGGATATTTAAATGACAATTAGCAAACAAAAAGCAAAGCGTAAGCTTTTCAATTTTGACTTTGATACAAACGGCGCACATGTAGCTCTAGTATCTAAAGATCAAGGTCATGCTGCAAATGGGTACAAAGTGCTGGTGACGAAATCTACAGCTTCTGGTATCCAACCAACCGACGTAGTGAAAGTACAGAAAGCATTAGAACAGATTACTGTAACAATGTCAATGGAAGAATTCTTACGTAAATTCTTTGATATGTGGAGTTCTGATGCGGAAACCATTACAAAGCTGTTAGGTTTTGAAACAGAGTTTGAAGCAAACAAAGCTGAACGTGCATCTTCTGATGGTGAATACGATTGGGAGAAAGAACATGAGAAGTGGATCACAGAGCGTGTAGCTCAGTTCACTATTATGAAGTCTCTCAATGAGAACCCAAACCAAACAATTAGTGATGAAGACTTTATTGCTATCACTACTATCCAGTCTCAAATCGAGAAATCTTTACAACAACAAAACGAGGAAGACCCCTTGAAAATCCAAGTAGAAAAAGCTCGCTACGAGCAATTAGAACAAGTCGAGCAAGCTCATGTAGCTGCCGTAGCAGAAGCTACTCAACTCAAAGTTGAGAAATCTGCTCTGGAAGTGGAAGTTGCTGAACTGCGTACTCAAGTACAGAAAGCTAAAGAAGAAAAAGAAGCTGCTGAATTTGAAGCATTCCAAGAAACTCTGAAAGACTTAGTATCTGCTGAAGAACTGACTACTGTTGCTAAATCATTATTCGTAATGAAAGCTACCAGTCCTGACGCTGCTGATGTAGTGATTAAATCTCTGCAAGCTAAAAAAGAACTGGTAGAAAAATCTGACCTGTTCCAAGAAACCACCGCTGGTGATGAAGCATCTCCAGAACAAATCAAGAAAGCTGCATTCGCAGCAGAATTAAACAAACCTTACTAATTATAAAGGATAAACAATAATGACTGTTATTGCAACTTCTACTCCTGTTCTGTCAGATGTTCTGATGCAGGATGCTTTCGACATCGTTGAAAACTTTAACTACCAGCATAACGTAACTGTTGATGAAGCTTCTACTAAAACCTACCGTGTTGGTCAAGTGGTTATGTGGGATAACGCTCTGCCGGGCTACCGTATCCCTGTTGCCGGTGACTTTACTGCTGATGCAATCAACGTCCCAGCTCAAGACGGGGCTGTAGCTAACGGTGCTAAATTTGGTGTTGTTGTAGGATTCGATGCTTTAGGTGATGTTCGTGGTGACGTATCTGTTACTACTACTGGTGATAAAGTAGTTCTGCTGTTCCGCGGCCCAGTATCTGTTAAGAAATCTGGTTTACTCTGGGATGCTGGTCTGAACACTGCGAAGAAAGCTTCTGTTACTGCACAATTAGAAAAACAAGGCATTGCTGTTAAGAACGTTCTTGGCGCTGTCACTTCTACTTACTACGGCGCTTAATAGCCGTTATTATTTCTCAATAAGGATTCTAAATAATGGCTCAATTCGGTCGTTTCCAAATTCAAAAGGCTGTTACTCGTGATCTGGGTAACTTAAACAATCTGCACGATTTTTCAAGCACTCTGTTAGAGAACAGCCCAAACATTCCTAATCTGCTGACACAACTGATTAACTTAGATGTTGAGTATATGAACACCTCTACTTGGGAACATGATTCTAAAGTAATGCGTGTTACTCTGCCAACTGATAAATCGTACTCAGAACGTGGCGATAACTACGACGCTCGTGAGACTTCAAAAACTCACCTGTTCAAAATCCCTTCATTCGGTATTCAAACGCACATTCGTCCACAAGACGCTCTGCGTAGCCGTGTGCCGGGCACCAAAGATACTCTGGACTCAATGGATCGTCTGGTAGCTAATGACATTCGTGACATTCGCCGCTCATTTGCTCTGTTACAAGAGAAAGCATTGGCTCACCTGATCACTACTGGTACTTCATACGTTCCTAATGGCTCAGCTCCAGTATATGACTTCTACACTGAATATGCTGGTACATCAGCGGCTTCTCGCCCAACAGTTAACTTCGTTCTGTCTGATGCTACCAAGTACCCAGCAGAAGTTGGTGAAGATGCTCGTGCATTAATCAACGAAAACCTGTTAGATGGTCAAACCGTTTCTGGTTATGTTGCTCTGTGTGGTCGTAACTTCTTCAAAGAACGTATCCATCACCCTAAAGAAGAACAAGCTCGTGTAGACCGTACAGATATGTGGGGTCAAGACCCACTTCTGAAACGTCTGGCTAACTTCCAAAAACAATACCGTATGTACGTTGGTGCTGATGACATCGTTTATATCCAATACGATGCTAAGATTGGTGGTACTGCCTTAATCGCAGATGACGTAGCATACATCATGCCAGCTAACGTAGACGGCATGTTCGCTCGTCGTTATGCCCCAGCAGAAACTATGCAGTATGTCAATACTGTAGCTCTGCCTGAATACGCATGGCGTTCAGACAATGAATTCAACGGTACTCACATCATGTACGAAAGTAACTTTGGTGATTACCTGTTGTCTCCATTGACAATCATCAAGGCTACCAAGTCTTAATTGGGGCGGGAGGGCTTGCCCCTCCCTTCTTTCTCACAGGAACAATATTAGATGGCAATTGATTTAGACTTTAACTGTGAGTTAGCTCAAGTCAGGGTTAACATAGGCGACCCTTCTGGTGAGTATATCACCGACAATGCAATTTCTTCTGCTTTGGTTAAATACAACAATGATGTGATTAAAGCATCCACCCTTTGTATGGAAGCAATCAAGGCACATTTTAGTACACTTGCTGATAGAGAGAAAGTTGGTGAAGTGGAAATTGAATACAAACGTCTGTATGAGCGCTACAAGCAATTATTAGACGACTTCATCAAAGCTAATACCTCACGATATAGTGCCGGTATTTATATTGGTGGTGTGTCTCTCAGTGAGCGTAATCGTGTAATTGCAGATGAAGATGTGTTCACAGGTTATGACCAACAAGATTGGACAGACATTATGCAATCTTGCAGAGGTCTGGTGGAGATTAAGTAATGGCTATTATTAAAGTGGTGGATAACACTACTGGTGAAGTGAAAGAATGGAGTACCGATGACGAGCAAAGTAACGTTCAAGAGAAACGGAAACCTCGCAAAGCTGGTAGCAAAACTCCAGAAACTGAACAGACAGAAGATTGAAGTAGGTTATTTCCAATCTCAGGGAATACATACTTCAGCTAAATTACATTACACAGAATTAATGCGTATACACGAACACGGTACTGGTGTGTATGTTCGACCTGTACTTGGTGCTGAGAAATCATATAACTACTCAGACACAATAGTAGGTCAAATGGAAGCAGGAAGCTTTAAGAAATTATTAAATAGCTGGTTGTGTGATTATGTGAAGAATCCTAATTTCACTAATGACCACTTAGCTGACAAGTTTGGTATGTGGGCTGTTCATTCTACTAATGAAATCTTCGGTAATCCAGATGTCCTCTGGGTAACTACTAATGAAACACCATTGATTGATACATCTGAGTTAGCTGATAACTTCGCTTGGAAAGTTAGTTGGAGAGGGACGGTACATACACTATGAGACTAATTAGTACAAGCTCAGTTAAAGTTACGAGATACGGTGAACAAGCCATTGATGACAACGGTAATGTTGTAGTGACACAGAAACAAACATTCAATGTTACCGGTAACTGGCAACCAGTACCAAACGTACAGAAAGGTGAAGTAGCTAAGATACTACCTGACGGTGTTAAGATTGAAGATGTCCTCGTATTCTTCACTAAATCAGAACTAAAACCAGATAACGAAAAGACTGGATTCACTGGTGATGAAGTAGAGTTAGACGGTTGGCGATACAAAGTTATTCAAGAACGTAACTGGTCTGTACAACTTCCCAGAATTCGACACAGAGAGTTCTTGTTGGTAAGGAAGACTAAGTTATGAGTTATACAAATAGTCTTAATATCAATACGCAACAAGATGGTATAATCAACTTAGTAAAACAAGTTGTTGGTACTAAACTAGCTCAAGTAAAATCATCTTCTAATGCTGGGCAGTTAGTTCCAGCAGTAATAAAGAAACGCACAACAGATAGAACATCTACGAATCAACCAGCCGTTGATTTACCTTACCCTTATTGTATGGTTGACTTCTTAAACGCTTCCTTCTGGGGTGGTGCTGAATTAGTCAACGAGAAGTACGCAGATAATGGTAACAGATTATATGAAACAGATTACATTGTCAAGTTCGTAATAGATTTTGTCGGAAGACAAACAGATGATGTTCATAGTATAGCGTTAAGTCTTCATAAAGCCCTCACAACATCTTACTTCAGAAATAAAGTATCTGACCTCACAGGAGGTAGATTGTTTAAAATTTCTAATGAAGTAAAACGAGGGATGATACAGCGTCAAACAGAGTGGGTTGATTTATCCACAATAGTTATTGACATTACATTCAGAGATGTTCTTGAAATTGATTCTGAAGGTAATATCGTACAAATCATTCTCAACGGGGAACTACATGATCACTTCATTGACCCTGATCCTATTTTAATAAACATAAACACTAACGAGGTTTAATAATGGCTGGTGCTATTACCGACATTGCAAATGTCACCATCTCTTTACAAGGTGTTACTGTTAGCCGTCAGGGTTATGGTACTCCGGTATTCTTAGCGAAACACCGCTTCACACAAGAAGTAGTTACCGCTTATTCTAATCTTTTATCTGTTGGTCAAGTATTCCCTACCACTCACAGTGTATACAAAGCAGCAACACAGTTCTTCGCTAACACTCCTGTTGGTAAGTCATTTAAAGTTGGTCAGATTGAAGCTGATTTAAAGCTTACGGTCGATTCTGTAGCAAACGGTAAAGTATTTAGTTTCACTATCGCTTCAGGTGCTGTATCAGCTAATATTTCTGTAACGGCTACTGGTTCAGACACCACAACTACAATAGCCACTGCAATTGCCGCCGCCGTAGAAGCCTCCGCTGTTGGCGCATTAGTTGCTGCAACTTCAGCCACAAGTGTTGTGACAATTGCTCCTACTGGCACTAACAAATTCGCAGTAACAGCTTTGGTTAACCTGACTGACTCTTATACATCTACAGCAACAGCTTCTGCTGCGTTACAGCGTGTTCTGGACGCAGATTCAGATTGTTACTTCATTACTTCGGAAGACCACTCCGAAGCTTGGGTACTGGCTATGGCTGCTGACGTAGAAGCCCGTACTAAGTTATATGCTGTTGCAGTGGAAGGTGCTTCTAACTATGGTTCATATGTTAAAGGTGCTGCCATCTCTGGGGACATCTTAGGTAAGTTATCTGATGCAGGTTACTTCCGTACATTCGGTTTGTATCACCAAGACGCAGACGAAAAATTCGTAGAATTAAATTACGTAGGTCACAACGCGCCGTTTGATGCTGGTTCAGTAATCTGGACTAACAACGTAGTAGCTTTATCTCCGTCACAAAACGTAGATGGTAACGTACTGACACAAACACAACAGAATAACTTGTCT